CTAGACCTCCGGGCGCTTATAAAGCATTTTGAGGATGGGAGAACCCGGTAAGCGGCCTAAAGAAACTCTAAGGCAGGCTTACGAGGGCCCTCAAGGGCGCGTCTGATCAGCGGGCCTTCCTGGTGGAAGGCAACGCTGGCTTTACCATCTCGGGTAGGTCGATGGAGACCTCGAGATCGTGCGATGGATAGTCCGACGGCAGGACATAGGGAGACTTCCATGTGTAAAGGAAGTGGAGATCGGACTCAATCTAATTGAGTCCGTACCGCGAAGCGAGCGGCGAACGCACAAGGAGAGACTGAATCTCCTTGAGAGAAGCTATCTCGTTCTGCACTGACAGGTAGGGTTCGGAAGTAGCATGAACGGGCTTGGTGGATAGCAAACCTCGAGAAAGATGCGCAGTTAGCGCCATCACCGGGTCAATGATGTCGCGATTCCTGTTATAGAAATCGCGCAAACGACGGAAAGCATCGGCGATGCTCGAGGGACGTTGTTCTGTGACAACGTTGGGAGTGTAACGAATGATGCGAGCTTTAGACGGATCGCGGGCGGGTAAAGACGATCCCTCAACCGCGATGATCTGGGGTCTACGGTGGCGACCGGACACGTAGTGACCCGGCATATCGGGTACAGCAACATGTGGGGCAAAGCCGAGTCGCTACGTGAACGCGTCGTAGATTTTAGGGGCGTAGACAAAGTTAGCACGAACATTGTTAGAGAGGACGAAGTTGATATTGCTGCCAGTAGTGAGGTTCTGAAAAGCGTTCTCGATGACAGCGAATGTCACGTACTCACTACCGAGAGCCTAATTCTCGGTCTACTACCCAAGCGTAGTAGCATCAACTTACGTCTGCAAGTTGTTCGCCAAAGAATGGTTCACAATGGCGGAGGAAAGGGAAATGCGCTAGGAGCTCTTGAGGTCGTAAGTGTGGGTCACGCTCTTCATCAAGTCATTGACGGACAGGGCTGTCCCGACGACACCGTTACGGTCGAACAATGAAGAAAGGTTGAAGTGACCAACCTTGACGACGCCAGCACGGCAAGCTGATGGGCCCTCGAACGTCATGTCGAGCTGCGATGCCCATATGAGGACGTTCTCTGCGATGGACGATCCCTATGAACCATAAATGGCGGACATGTCGTAACAGCCACCAGTCGTGGTGAAGAAATCGGCAAAACTGAGGACGCCCGTAGTAGGTTGGTCTACCCCTTGTATTGAGAGACCTCCTAGCTTGACGGTGGACGCGAGTGTGCCGGCGTTGCCAGGGCCATAATAGCCGGAAAGAACAGGGCAAAAAGCAACGACGACATACCAAAAAGAGCCTAGGCCTGTGAGAGCACCGGCCGCATCTACGTCCGCAGCCTAAGTGACGTTAAAGGCTGAGTCGAGAGTGCCGGTCTTCTGGCTCGTCACGTTCATGTCAGTCACATAAGGAACGTTGAAACGGCCAGGGAAGTGTTTTGCGATGAGCATCCTCTCCCAATCGGAAATGACTTCAGCAAGGAGGGGTTGGGCGGTAGGACGCACACGCTTAATCTCTCGGTCCTTCTTCTATTTGCGCTGGACCTTCTCGCGCATAGTCACGAGGTCAGCGTTTTGCTGCCTCTTAGCTTTCTTCGAAAGCTTCTTCTCTTCTTCCATCTTGGGTCAAAGCTTGTTAAATTGATATCCAGCGACGAACCATCCCTGAGTGAGTACTTGACACAAGTCAAGGATGGATAGCCCCAGACGGAAGTTGACTTGACGCTCTAACTCGTAGTTGGTTGGCAGAGGGGCGTACTTGTTGACGCCACTACGAGATATGAGTGTTTGTTCTGGCTCGGAAGCGTGCATCTTGGGGGCGGATGCCAGAACAATGTCCTCGAGAAGGTGACTAGCCTTCTCATAACGAACGCCCTCCAATATAGCCAGACGATGTAGCGCGGGGTTGGAGAGAAGGTGGGCGTTTTTACGAGAATACCACTATTTAGTGGTAAGCAATTTCCTAAGATCTCGCGTTAGTGAAAGGCGACCGCCTACATGGTAGAACCACTTGCTACAAAACTCGAGGTCTTGCCAATCACGAGAAACGGAAATTGCTGGCAGAACTTGGCCGGTGGGCGATGGAGACAATTTGTCTACGGAGGTGAGGGCTCTCATACGAGCGGCGACGCGGGCACCGGTACCTGGCGGACAGAAAATGACACCGTCGTCCCCCGCAGCAGCGCCCCGGGCATCTACCTCTCCGCAATAGTGGGCAATGTAAATTAGGTTGCGGAAAGTGTTGCCGAGGGTGGTGAAAGGGTCGCCGGATGCCATTGTGCCGTTGATGCGAAAAGGTATGTAGTCGCGGTGAGACCCTCGAATATACTTGTAAAAAGTCTTCAAGGCATCACCGGACCAAACAGCGGAAGCATCGAGGCAGGGAACAAAAATATCTACGTTGAAGTCCGTGTTCAACGAGATGTAGCGGTCGGCGGCTTCATGCGGGGTCATACCCTGTACGACATTCTCGGGATGGGAGAATACGTCGACGAGCCACGAGCGAATCCTGCGCAAAAATTCTCCCTCTGCCATCTGACGGTGTGTAGCGTATTAAGTGCTTTCGAAAGCACTACCGTCAAAGGAAATCATCTCGGGGCGTGACTAGGCAAGTGACTCGAAACGCTCGAGCAACTATTCAGAGGTCATGCCCTGGATGAACCCAGGAAGAACAGCCTTAATGGACTCCCATAACATCCATTATATTGCGGCAGAGATTACATAGCCCACTCCTTGGGGGGTCATGATGTTCCTAGGACGAGAATCGTCCTTAGTGAACACCATCCCAGCCTCAGTAGGAGGACCGAAATACACTTCGCCCGATTTGACCATGGTGACAAAGGGACCACGGCTCAGATCGCCTGTCTGTAGGGCACGAGAAATATTATCCAAATATTTCTGAGCTTTGCCTGGTTAATCTGGGAAAGCAGCCTGTGGGTAGTCAAACATAGACCTGACTGGCGGTGGAACCCACTTGCTGAAAAAATTGTCCCAGAAGACGTTGGCGGTGCGGCGAAGAGAGGCAACATCTGTGGCTGTGGCTTGTGTGTTGGCGTAGCGAATGAAGCCTGCATATGAATTGCAGAGAGCTTTGTGGCTCCACTCGAACTCCTAATGAACCGACTAAGATCCATTACAAGCGGCATAGCGACCAGAACTGACAACAGAATGTCCAGATTGGACAGCAACATTCGACTCTTCCGTCAGTTCATAGCGGCTGAAGCGCGTGCCTTCACGCTTCAGGGCAGAGAAAGGGTGGCTGATGGCACAATGATAGAACTTCTCCAGATTCACATCATTGTTCTGCGAAGCAGACAAGACTGGATTCATGGGCTAAGGAGCCACTGGCTCCTTATAGCGGTAGTACCCATGACGCGTCGAGGCGCGACTGACTTCCTCAACGAGTTTGACTCGTTGTTTAAGAGGCTTCTCGATGACGTGAGTGTCTTAATAGCCGTAGGTATTGCGGCCGGCGACAAAGTGCAAACGTGCAGCGTCATCATCAAGAAGGTCAGACCATTTCTGAGGGAGGCGAGCTTACTCGTCCTCATCTTCCAACAAGAGATGGACCTCTTTCCACTACCTGAGTGCCACCTCTTCCCGTCGAGTGAAAAGGTAATGGACAAGCAACCATGCGCCGAACGAATAAAGCAGCATGTCTACTTGCGTCATCACCGAAGCAAGGAGCAGGAAGGCGATCGAATGGCGTAGCCAATGGATCGGTTCAGGGGGAATGACCTGATCTAGTTCCTTGATGGTGGGGTCCTATTAGCGAGACATTGAGCGGGAACACCAAAAAGCTAGATCGGTGAGCTCACCGTCGTATATAGTCGGTGGCTAAAAAGTTCGTGGAAAACGGCGCACAACGTCGCCCAAAGAATGGAAGACTTTGTCACCGCTGCCTTTCAGGGATAAGGCATAGCCACGCATCCACTCGTCCTGAATTGAGCCGCCGGGGTGACCTTGAAGGCCGATTACTGAGCGAAGGCGAGTGCTCATATCAGAAAGAGTGGTGCTGTCGCTGAACCACGTTACCCACCCAGAGTGGAAAGAAGAAGACGGGAAAATGTAAAGCCTATTTGGGTGAGAATAGACTTCAAGACCTCCACGGGTGTTCATATCTACCTACGAACCACCGTTTCGGACCACACACGAACCCTCGCCAAGAGGCAAGGTGTAGTGGCCGTCAATCGTGGGGAAGTTCATCCCCGCGGTGAACGTAGTGAGATGGGCATAGCCGGGAGGCAAGGACGCAAAATCTTACGGCGAAAAATAGTAGTGGCAGTCGAAAAAGAGAAGGGAGGTGTTCTCTGGGAGCTCTGGATGTTCAACTGCGAACTGCTATAACGTGCAGCGATGCAATTCGACTGCTAGTCGAGGGGCGGCAATGTCGAGGTGCACGTGTTCGCGCCAGTAAGTCTGGTCTTGGGGAGAAACATCTGGACGAATTGCTATGTACCGGATGCGAATTTGAAAAAGGCGAAGAAGTGCTTCGCATCTGGTACGGAACAAGTGTGTCCAGGAAGGATGTCGCTCAGGCGTGCTGTTCGCGACGGCAAGCTCGTCCTCCAGTAGCTGCATGAATTCATCTAAAGGAGGAAGAGGATCCTGCCGGAACAGGTTCTAGGCCATAGAACGGGCCCGAGCGTAGGCGACGAGGTCCTCGGGAGGGTCTGCTGGGAGCGTAAATGGGGGGAAGACCTTTCCGAAAGAAGGCAGCAAGCCCTTGCGAAGGAGGGGTATGAGAGTGGCGAATTTGGCACCAACGTCAACGATGGTGTACTCCCCCTCTGCTTCGGGTTGAAAGCAAGGAAGGCGGTTGAGGGCAAGTGCCTAACAGTGGTTCGACATGAACCGGGCAAAGGCGTGAGCACTGCCGAAACGACCGCGATCCTTGTTTTCGAGGTTCGTCAGAGGTATGGACCAAGAAGTAGCGGCCTACAACGCTGATCTTGGCATGGTTTGACCGCGAAGGTTCGCGACGAAACGGGGCCGAGTCTGGTCAAACTCCACGGAGATGTGCGGCTTAGAAGGAAGAGGAGCCTGCAAAACATCTAAGGGCGTAGAGTCTGCCGTCAAAGAGAACACTAGGTTCGGGCCAAGTTCGACGAGAGCTTTCGGGTCGACACTCCGGAAATCGCCATCGACAACCTTAAATCGACCGCTGACGAATGCGATCGCTGGACGGAAGGTGTCGTTGATGACGAGGGGCTCCGACCGCTGCACTTTCCTGAAAAACCGGGGGTGCGCGGTTTTCCGAAGAGAGGCGTAGATCATAGCTGATGCTACGCACTCCACCTTGGGTCTTTTAATATCGACGCCAAAGCGGTGCAAGGTTGCGAATAAGGCCATGTTCTTGGAACATGCGCAACCTTTTGAGTGGAGCGGAACTACCAGGTCTTTGGGCAGAGGAGGCAGACCACGAGACTTATTCTCTTCTTTGGTTGCCGTAGGCTTGGACTTAGAGGCTTTGACCCTCTTTGTCACTATCACTTCAGCTGGAATTGGGGCGCGTTGATCAGCTTATAAGGCTGCCTGCATGAAGCGTGTGAGATCGCCGATCCGGCGATACTGGTCACGTGGCGAGAAAGCGATGTACGTGTGACCAGCATCATATAGGATAGCGGGAGAGAGTTAATAGCCCTAAGCGGAAGCCAAAGACTTGATGTTCTGCGCGGCGAACTTTTGGTAGAAAGTATCCACATGCATGATGGGGATGTCAAAAGCTCGGGCGACAGCGATAGTAAGCTACAAATTGGTAGACTTACCATCGGGGGATTGACTCGAGAAGTAGTGAAAAATCTCCTCGAGGGCCACATTGTCTACACCAGCTGTTGGAGCCGACTTGAGCAAAAACGCTAAAGCATGAAAGCCGCACAAGCCGTCAGTGGATGAGACAATTTAGTAGGTGTGCTTCTCACCTACAAACTACAGTTTGGCCTTGCTGTAGTTGTACTTGTAGAGCTTGACGATGCCTTACTCGTCAAATTCTGGTACGGCCAGCATGTTAGGAAGACTCTACAGACGCAAATTGAAGTCGGAAGCGGTGGGGCATACGTCTGAAAGCGAGCGCACTCCTGAAACGTCAGCATCCATATCAACGAGCTCATAGTCGTTGCCGAATGCGTGGTTCAGGTCAATGCGACAATCGCCGTGAGTCTCTAACTAGAGAGAAAAGAGCATGGCCTCGACAGCAGAACGCATGCTGGGCAAGGGGAGGTCAAGGCTCTGGCCGTGAACGCAGGAAGCAAAAGATGCAGGTCGTGCGTTCTCGACTTGCAAGCTGGGAAACATGCATAGAAGTGCAATCACGACGTCCCAGGCGTCGCGACCCTCGTGGTGGGAAACGCGCACCTCCAAACCGGTCGTGTTGGCGGAGATGTGGTACGAACGGCAGTCGATCTTGACCGAAAAGAAGGCGAGCCAAGCTGCGTCCGAAAAAGATGAGGCCACGAGGCACTCAGGGCGGTACCACTACGTGAGGAGTGGTGACAAACCAGTGGTGGCAGGGGAGGGGGCGGGTGCGCCATTTGAAGAGTCGGCGTTCTCTTGCACGTTAGGCTGTGCGGCCCATACATTAGAATTCATATATGAGGAATAATCAATACGTTAATTTACTGAGCGTCCGTATTGTCATCGCCATACCGCTTTTAGCTTAAGGTCCGCTGCGGGCGGACTACGTGAATTGGGGCACTTGCCAGCACGATGCGAGGCACAAAGCCGCAATCCTACGACGGACACATTGGAACGAGTTGCCCTGGCGGGGCATCGACTCGAGCTGCGTGCTATTACCAATGTCGCTACAATGACTCGTGCTTTGATTCTAAGCCCAACACGAGCGAACGATGTAGAAGTGTACGTTTTCAGAAAGCGGGTTGTGTAACAAACCGTGAGGATTCCAAACAGGTGCCTGAAGCCTGTAAGGGGGAACGTTCGCTATCCCATTTTATTACAAGAACTACGCGAAC